CAAGCCGCACGTCACTCATTTCCGCCCCCCTTAGCCAGCACCCAACCGCGACCGTTGCAGTAGAAGCATGGTGCCATTTTGCCCTCGTAGAGAATCGAGGCATACGGGCTGTCGCCACTCCCGCCGCAGGTTGGACAGACATCAACTTCAGGTAATTCAGCGTGAGATGGTTTTGTGTAAAACATAACCCTTCCTACCGGCACCAGCAGGTGTGTGCCGTTGGGGTCGTCAGTAATTGCGTCGGCATGGTCCGCGTAATCGCGTCCGGGTTTTTTATGCACATTCACAATCCGCACGTCACTCATCCCATCCTCCGATCTCCGAAGCCCCGCGTGGAGATGTGAAGCGCCTGTTGGAGTCGAGAGGCCAAGCGTGGTTCGACGTTCTCGAAGTCATTCAGCGTCCAGTTGGTGGTGAGGAGCGTGACGAGCCCACGATCCAGGCGGTTGAGCAGGAACCCGATCAACGTGTTGCGGCCCGCCGTCTCGATCGACAAATCCTGTCCCCAGTCGTCCAGGATGAGGAACCGATCCTTCGTGAACTCCTCGAGCGGATCTCGCATGGAGTAGTCCGAGATCCGTTTCACCAGGCCGGCACAGTGGACGAAGTGGCAACCATCCGTTCCCTGCGTCTTCACCCGCCGCCGCAGGGTCGCAATCGCCATGTGGGTCTTTCCCGTCCCTGGAGGGCCGCCGAGGATGCACACGCGCTCCGGCTTTCCCTGCCACGTCTGGAGGTGCGCGATCCGCCGCGCCATGAGGGCGTGACGCTTCTGGTTCGGCATGTCGAAGTTCTTCCAAGTCGAGCGGACCAGGCCAGCGGGTACGCCGACCTGGAGGAGCTGCTCTTGGATCGTCTTCACCGCGCCATGCTTCTTGTCGAACTCATCCACGCACTCATCGCAGACCCCCGGCCAGTAAATCTTGGTGTTGCAACCGACACACTGATAGCTCGCGTGGCCGAACAGCGCCTTGCACTTCTCCTCGTCGCTCAAGGCCGGGTTCTCGAGGATTGCCACGGCCTCCGGGTTTGCGGCTCGACGCACGGCCCCATCTAGGGCCTTCTCCGGCTTCGGTGGGTCGTTCCTAGGTGGTGTTCGCGGCTTCATCGCCTAGCCCCTGACTCTCGAGCCATTCCTTCTCCTCCGGGGTGGGCTCGTGGAACTCCCGGAGTTTCGTCGTCCCTCGCTCCCCGATGTACGAGCTCTTGCCCTTGGCGCTGCGGTCGGTGGGCTCGTCGTCCCAACCACCACCGCGCAACCAGGTGCTCATGTAGGGGATGTATTTCATCTCCTGATGCGCCCACTCCCTCACCCCGAACTCGATGATCTTCGCCCTCACAGCCTCGTCGCCGGGGTAGTCCTTGCCCTTCCTGGCGGCGATGATCGCCTTGTGAGCATCCTTCTTGTCCTTCTTGCGGGGGTAGTTGGTCCACATCTCCACGAAGGCCGGGTCTTTTGCGTACTGCCCTGGCTTGATTTGCGGTGGCTTCCGCGCCGGAGGTGCGGGAGTATTAGGTAACTCGTTAGAGTTACCGTTATCTACTTCTACCTCTACCTCTACTATGTCGTTACTTTTCGTTACGTCATCGTTACCGATCGTTACATCGGCGTTACCGTGCGTTACATCGCGTTTCCGTTCCCTGTAACGCTGCACACGTTCCCGCGTCTGTCTCCTCACCTCCTCAGCGTCCTTTAACCCTCTGTACTTGGCGTAGTTGACCACCTTGTACTGATTGTTGGCGATGTACCGCAAGCGGCAACCATCTTCCGCATCAGAGCTGGATTGCGGGTCCGGTTCCATAAGCGCCTCGAGCGCCTCATCAGCTTGCTCGAGGGTTAGGTTGGCGCGGCGGGCCAGTGAGCCGACCGTCCCGTAAACCATGCCTTCTTTGTCGCACAGCACCAGGAGAGTGACCCACATCCAACGAATGTGGAGTGGAGTCTCCGCGATGGTTGAATCGAGTATGTGGCTGTAAACCTTGACGAAGTGCGGCATGGCCCTCCCCTACATCCCCGGCAGACGATCAGACGTGCCGGCACGGACGGCGGTCACCTCGTCGAGACACTCCTGCCGTTGCTTCTCGAGCCTCTTGAGCTCGTCGTTGTAGTGCTTGCGCTCGTCGGCGAACGCCTTCTTGAGCGAGTCGATGGCCCTGTCGCACTCCTCCAGGGCGGTGAGCCACGCCGTCTCGGCCTCGGCCACCTGGCCCTCCCACGCCTCTACCTGGTCGGGATCGTCTTCGTTGATTTCAACTTCCTCGTCGAGCTCGATGGCGAGTGGGTTCCTTGGTTCGGGTGTATCCATGTAATCCTCCAGCAAAAAGGCGGCAGAGCCGGGATGCCGCCCAGAGGGAAAGATCAAACCAGCCTCCCGTTGCGCGAAGGAGGGGGTTTGAACCCACGTCCCGGCGTGGGTTGGCGTCATCAGTACACCGGAAAGCACGACGGTCTACCGTCGCGCAATCGGCTGCTACGTGCCTCCTCGCGGTCACTGAGCTCCTCCATCGCCGTTCGGCGATCGTTGAGCTTGAGCCAGTTGAGGCAATCCTGACAGTAGGTGCAAAACCACAACACGGGCTTCTTACACCTTTGACACTTTTTTTCGCTCACTACCCCTCCTCTCGCCGCCGTTGCGGCGTTCTCCTCGTCGCCTGTCACCCCCAGAGCGTTCCCGGTACGGTGCGTGCCGATAGAGGTAGTACAGGCTCGCAAAAATGGCGACAGCGCCACCGGCCATTCCCAAAAGGAAGTAGGCGATACAAGCTCCAAAAGACATGTCACTCTCCGTGGATCTTGAGCTGGTGGCCCTCGACCATGCCCTGAACGAATGACAGCGTTTCAGTGAGACGCCGAATGTCGGCGAGCATGTCCTTGAGCAGCTCGACCAGCTGCGGATTGTTAGGCCCGACCGCCTGAATGACGGCCCGGTCGTCGTATTTCCCGCTCTGGCACCACTCCTGCCTATCCATTGCCATTGGCCTTCTCCGCGTTCTCCTCGGCTTGCTCGACGAAGGACACCAGCGCGGCCTTGAAGTCCGGTCGATCGTTCACCTCGAGCTTGTCGATCTGTTTGCACTCGAACGTGTCGAGGATCTTGCACACGTCGGCGGCGAACTCCACCTCGGGGATCTCCCATCCGACCTTCGTGTAGGCGGCCACGCCTCGAGCGACGAGCTCCTCGTACTGTTTGCGCCAGTTGGACGGCTTCCCGGCTTTGATCTCCATCGTCATACGCAGGAGATAGTCCTCATTCGCCGTCTGGACCTGGGGGGCTAGTTCGGGCGGCTCGGGGGCCTCCGGCTCGTCTGAGGGCGGTTCTGGCTCCTCCTGGGGGGTATCTTCGACCACCTCGGCGTCTTGAACGTCGGCCGGGGGTGCGGGGAGCTCCTCCGGGATCGGCGTTTCGACCTGGAGCTCGGCGACCTGAGCCTCGAGGCCCGTGAGGGGGTCTTTGATCGTCTGGACCTCAACGGCCTCTACGTCGTTGCCGTCGAGCTCCTCGCGCAGATAGACGCCGCGCAGGACGTCCGGGAACAGGTCGCGCAGCACGAACCCTCGAGCCCTCATCTGCATCATGCGCTCGGGGTACTGTTTCCACGGCCCCGCCTTGTCCCATAGGCCGGCACGTTGCGCCATTTTGACCGTGAACCGATGTTTGGCCGAGTCGCCGTTGGTGCGCTCCGCGTAACAGTCGTAGCCCATGATCTCGCCGTCGTCGTTGATGACGGGGTCCTCTTGGAACTTCGCCATTGCCCCAGAGGCCCGCACCACGCCGAGTGCAGCGTCACCCCAAACAGAGGGACGCCCGTTGATGACCGCGATGTTCTGGACTGACGCCATCGGCGGGAGGCCGATCTCCATCCCGAGCTCCATCGCCACGAACACCTGAGCTGCGCTGGTGAAGTGCTTGGGGATCATGCCGGAGTTCGCGAAGATGTGCGCGATCCGGTACATCTGATCAAAGTCCTTCGGGACCAGGCCGCCCGTGATCTTGCCGCCAGTCATGACAACCGGCTTTGGGTCAGCCTTTGCGAGTTTCGTTTCAGTCGATGATTCGGACACGTTGCCCTTCCTTTCTGACCGCCTTCCACGGCGGTATGTCTTCGTCCATGAGGTGGACCCGGTCGTAGTCGTCACGCCCTACGGCCCAATCGTTGCCCACGGCCTCGATCCGCACCATGCGATAGATGCGGCTACAGATGTAGACGACCTGGCCGACGCGCAGAAAGTCGAAAGGGACCTTCTGCGATGGCTCGACCATCTCGTATTCCATGTCGAGGTCGGTCACGGCTCCTCCGGTTCGTAATTCCTGTATGCCGTCTCGATGAGGTGCTTGATTTTAGTCGCCGGCTGCGGCCTATTTTTCCCACCAGGACAGAAGTGTTCTTGGAGACGCAGAAAAAAATCAAAGGCCCTCACCAATTCCGCAAGCACGGAATCGCTCGCCCACACCTTTTTTTTGATTTGAACAATCCAATCCAAAATTTCGGATGGCTCAACGCACTCATAAAGGTCAATTTGGTAGTCCATCGGGCTATAGGTCAAATACCTGTCATCAACGAGCTCCCAATGGACAAAGGAGGGTGGTGTGAATCGCATTTTCATCAGTTCTTCCAGCGTTATCGGGTCGGTAAATCTCGGCATTTTATTCTCCTAGCGTCACGGCTCCTCCGGGTACTGTTCGAGCACCTCCAACAGCTTGTCGAGGTGCGAGTTAGCGTTGCGTTTGAAGGCCCGTAGGCCCTGGTTGTATCGGGTGACCCGCTCCAGGTCCGGGATGGTCTCCGGGGGATCGTCCACGAGGGTTTTCGCCTCAACACAGAGACGGCGGGCCTCCTCGTAGGTGCGGATCGAGTCCTGGAGCATGTGGAGCGCCTCTTTGTAGAGCCGCCGAATCTCGGTGGCCTTGAGCTCCTCCGGTGTCGGGGGTGGGTCGTTGCCGAAGATCCCCATCAGTACACCCTCAACGTGATCTTCCCTTTGACGATCTTCTGGTACTTCGCGTACACGTCCGGGAGATCGCGCTTGATGGCCGCCGAGTCGATCCGCTTCTGGTGCGTCTCGTACATGACGAGGCCGCGCCCGTCGATCTTCACCTTGCGCGGCTTGTCGCCGAGATGCAGCCGGATCTTCTCCCTGGCCTTCTCGCGGAGCTCCTTGGCCTGGTTCAGCACCTCATCGACGCGGTCGTACTCCTCGAGCATCATCCGCAAAGCGTTGTCGTCGAGCTCCTCCGCCGCGCCCTCGGCCTTCTCGAACTGCGGGTTGAAGGCGGCACCCTGACAGGTCAACCTCCAGGCGCACTTCTGGCACCGCTTGTCTTCGGGCATGAGGCGATCCGGCGCGGGGCCGTTCTCGACCATCCGCCAGAACCGATCGCCGGCAATCATCATTTGGTCGATCGCCTTCATGTCCCACTTCACCTCGGCGAAGTACCATTGCCAGCTCACCGGCTCGAGGGCCGCATAGAGCGCCCACTCCCACCCGGTCAGCTGGAGGTAGTGTTGCAGCTGGAGGATCTCGCGCTCCGGCACACCCTCCGACTGGAGGGCCTTGAACGGCCACGGGCCTTTGGTCTTTGCCTCGAAGACACCCGTAGCGTGATCGGAGTCACCCACCACCATGCGGTCGGGGTGACCGATCCACCACTCCGGGAGCTCGCGAACGGAAAGGCGGCCAACCTTGCGGAGCTTCACGCCGATTCTTTCCTCCGTACCATCGGCGACGAGCTGCTCCATGAGGTGGCCGCGCTCAAAGTAGGCCGGACGCTCTACCGGGAAGTCCTGCGGCTCCTGCCGCTTCTCGTACCAGAGCCTCCGGGAGCATCCGTAGGGCTCGAGGCCCAGAACATCACTCCAGTCGGACCCTCCTATTCCACGCAGCCGCTCCTCCTCGAACGCTGCGCGGTCGAATGATTCCGCCATTTTCTTTCCCTTCTCCGAGGTAGAATGGCCTCGGACCTTCTTCCCGGAGCCCTCGAGTTGGCATTGGGCCGCTCGGGGGCTCCACCTTTTGAAAAGGGGTGTGCTGCCGGGAGCTGGTCAGTCGGATTTCTCTCATTCGGCCAGCGGATGTTTGGGTAGTCGGCGTAGTGGGGTGTTCCTTGTAGTCAAATCGGGTAGTCGAAGTTCCGGTTTTGGGGCATCCGCCCCCAAGAACCCCCCGGCCCTCGAGGAGCTCTTGAGGGGCGGACGCCTGACACCCTGGACTCGAACCAGGGACAACATGATCCATTGTCATGTGCGCTACCCACTGCGCCAGTGTCGTTGTTTGGAACGTCAGAACCGATCCCGACTGAGCTGAATTTGTACCCCGCGCAGCTCCCCACGCGGCTCTCCCACCACAGCACACCGCAATCTTCACAGCGTCAGTCCTTGAAGTCGTCCATCACGGAGTCCTGGACCTCGATCTGCGTGTTCCAGTTCGCCTGTTGGATCGCGGCATCCACAAGGCGGAGCTGGCGAGCATGCCAGTCGTAACAGGCCGTAAGCTCGTTCGCAGGGATCTTCGGGACCTTGGCGACGATGTCGTCGTAGTCATCGGACACCTTTTTCCGTGTCATCACGACCTCGTGAAGCACCTCGTCCTTGACTCGTGCTAGGACGTTGACTTTCTCCTGCAATTCCTTCCGTCGCAGGAGGGCTTCGGCCAATAGGATCTTCTTCATGCTTCCTCCTTTTCTTTTCTCCACCGGCCAGTCCACAGATACCGCTCAAGCGGTTTCGCGGCTAAATAGGCGGTGAGGGCCGCAAGAGCGACCACCGCCGCCAAGAACTCGATCATTTGGACCTCCTACTCGACCTGGTCTCCCCAGAGCTCCTCAACCGTTGTGTTGAAAAGGCGGGCAATCTTGATCCCGGTCAGAACATTGGTGCCAGTTACCCTTTTCTCGATGTTCCCGTACTGCCGGCGGGCAACACCGATGGCCTCCGCAACGTCCTTCTGAGTCATTTTTGCCAGCCTCCGCCTCCTCTCCAAAGGGTTAAGTTCTGCCATACCGGAAAGAGTGGCATGATTCCTTGCACAAATCAAGGCATAAAAAGGCCCCGGTGGGCAGACCGGGGCAGAGCCGCGAATGTGGAGAAAAGTAGAAGGAGGAGCCGAGTCAGCCCTTACCCGTACCGTTCATCAGGTAACGGGAGAAAGCCTCTGTCTTGTCCTTCGATCCTCGACTGGAGCCGAGGTAAAAGTAGAACCCCTGGAGGGCCATCGCCTGCGCCGTCGCCAGCACAAAGAACAGAATGTCCCTCTGTTGTTCCGCGAACGTGATACCGATCTTGTCGCCAAAGAGGATGACCACCAGGACGAGCACCCATTGCATCCACCCCAAAATGGCGAGAACCGCGGGCATCTTGTCTTTGACCGCAATGTGGCGAGCTCGAGCGTCCGCAACGTCCTGGAGGTAAAGCTGGTCTTCGCGAATGCCGAGTTCGCGCATCTTCACCTTGAACTCAACCTCGGCATCCTTGAGGGCTTTGAGCGTGTCCATGTCCCCGGCTTCAATTGCCGCCTCGACCTCGGTGGTGCTTTTGCCGGTGGCCGCCTTGATGGCGGCGGCCGCAATCCCACCAAACGGCCCCCCGAGGGCCGTGGCGATCATCGGAGCGATCCCGGTGAGCGTCTGGAACCACTTCTTGTCCTTGAGTGCCATCAGAACAGCCCCACGAACTCCCGGATGGCCCAGAGGGAACCCATGACCAGGAACCCGCCGCCGACGCCGGCCCAGAACCACCGCTTGGCCTTGGTTTCGGTGACGTCGAGGTAGATGCGGACCATCTGTGGGTTGTTGAACAGGGCCTTGGCCTCAGGGCCGAAGTTGGTGTGCTGCGCCCAGGCCGCCTTTGCCTTGTGTTCCGCTTCTCTGAAAAAGCTCGCCATCATTCTTCTCCAATCTCGTTGCTCCCGCAGGCACGGCACTTCATTGCACCCTTGTAGCCGGGAAGCGACTCATACCGTGTTCCACAGTGAGCGCATTTGTAATACCGAGCGCCGAACAGGAGCTCGTCCTGCTGGCCGTCGTGCCTGTCTGGTGTTGCGGACAACCGCATGACCGTGCGGGAGATTTGAGTGAAGTTCCCCGTGCCACGCATCCCGAACACCGCCATCAGGTCGGGTCCGGCTGCGACCACGGCGGCGGGCCGCTGATCGGTGTGGACGGTCCCCACCCTCCGGCGACGTTCTCCTCACCCATCTTCTGGTAGAGCTCGCGGAGCTCGGTCGAGACAGCTTCCACCCACGGCCAGTAGTAGCGTGTGTGACGCTTACTCGGCGGCACCGGCTCCATGACTGTGTAGCACCGCTTCTCGAGCCACCGGGCCATCCGCTGCGTGATCTTCACGCACTCTGCCGGGGTGACCTTGCCCATCGGGGACTCCTGGTGATCGTTGGCCTCCTGGCGGTAGGCGTTGACCATGTAGCGCCAGACGAGGTCGAGGTTGGAGAATCCGTCCTGGATGCTTTCGGGGGAATAGTTGGCCGGAGGCGGGAGGTACATGGCGTATTGCGCGTCCTTCCCGTACTCCTCGGCTTTCTTCTCCAGCTCCTCCGCCCACCAGCGCCAGTTGTACTCGCTCGAAATGAACGGCTCGAACCCGGCGTCGAGCAGGGCGGTGATGACGTGGGCGCAGTCGGAGTAGAACGTGCCACGGTGGTAGATCATGCGTCGGGCGGAGATTCGCTCACCGAGGGTGGCGAGAATGCCCTCCATCAGTCCGCATCCACCGGCCCACGCATAGAAATAATCCGGGATCGGGGCAATCGTGTCGTTTCGATCGTCAGGCATGTTCGGTCCTCCCTCTTGGTTACAGGGTTGATAATGGAGGTAGTGGGGTGGAGTCCCCTGTCCACGCGACGAGGTAATTTGTCCCCACCCCACCACCAGGTCTTTGCGGTTGGCATCGTTGAATCGGTGAAACCCACGTATCGGAGTAATTTGGATGCGGCTTGTTCTGCCAATCAAGCGAACCATCCTCGAAGCCGTCTTTCCAGATGGAGAATTCGTGGCGATACTTCACGTCTGACCAGATTTGATACTGACCGCATGGCACCAGGAGGGTCACCGCCAGCCCCCAGGCCACCGGCTCCCGCATGAGCTGCCCGTTGATCATGATCCGCCACTCCGCGTTGATCGGGATTCCTTCGCTTGCGATCATGTCTACGCTGACGTCCTGAGTGCAGCAAGGTTGGTAGGGAATGAGCTGCGCGAACAGGACGAACAGGAGAGCTTTCATCAGTACACCCAGATTCGAGGCTGCGGCAGGAAGGGGTCAAGATCGACATGCACGAAGGTCTTTGCAATCCCGACTCGCTCGAAGTCGAACCCAAGCGCGGCCTTCACAAAGCGGAACCGGAGCTCGGAATCGAGCACGGCCACGTCGGCGGCCGTGCCGCGCATGTGGGCTGAGTGGGGAACTCCACCAACCGCCTGATTGTGTTGGAGACAGCGGAGGCCGCTGTTGATTCTCAGGGGAACCCCGAGAACGTCTCGAATGCTTTGGAGCCGATCGACCAGGTCGATGCTCACGTCATCAAGCCCACATCCACAGTTGCATGCGAACTCGGAGCGACTGAAATTCTTGGTAAGGTCACCCATTATTCTCCGCCCCATCTTAAAATGGCGATGGCAACCATGATCAGCACGGGAATTGCCGAACCGATTATGCCCCAGATTCCGGCCCGGATGCTGAACTCTTTCGCCAACAGCGCGTTCTTGAGTTTCAGTTCGTTCACCTCGGCATTCAACGTCTTTATGTCGTCCGCATGGCCCTCGAGCGTTCGTGCAGCGTAGTAGAACCATTGGGAGACGTCCTCGGGAGGGCCTCCCGGCAACTGCGGAGGCTGGTTAGCGGCCATCCGGCATCTCGGGGATAGCCGGGACGGAAACGGCCACACACCACGTATCCTCGAGCGCCGTTATACGGTGTTGGATTCCAGGCGAGATGAAGATGTGTTGCCCGGAACGAATGATTCTCACCTCGTTCCCGTCGCATTCGCATTTGAAGGCTCCCCGGTACACGATGATCCACTCGTTCTCGAGGTGTGAGTGAAGCCCCAAAACGCCCCCCTCAGGGACATGCGACTGCGCCACCGCCACCTCTTTCTCTATGTTGAGAAGGTTGTAAGCGGTGGCTTGGCTTCCGTCCTCCAGGTCGTATTTCGCGATGGACGGAGCCTCGGCGATTTTGTGGGTGAGCTCTTTGAGCTTCCCTAGGTATTTCGGATCGGATGGCAACTCGACCTCCTCGTAACTTGTGGTCAGACTCAGCATTTTGGAAATTGGTGGAATGCTGGCGGTGCTCATCGTTTGGATCTCCTTCCAAGGAGTGCCTCGTCCGCCTTCCTCATCTCCTCGATCATCTGTTCATCTTCTTTCCGGTTCACCCGACTGGCCGCCCTCTGCCACGGGTCACCGAAATACCTCCAACGCAATGTCTGAATGCGTGTCGTGAGCTTTTTGTGGCCCTTGTCGTCCTTGTAGGCCGGCTCGACACCAGAGGCGAGGAACCGAGCTTGTACCGCCCGATCGCTCATTGAAGGGTCACGTTTCAGGATCTCAAGGATCATTTTGTCTCGCTCGAGGGTCCGGGCCGACCGGATTTCCCTCTCGGCCATGATGGACTCCCAGATCTTCTCCTGCAAGCCGTAGTCCGACACTTTGATGAACCGCTTGAGCAGCTGGTTCAGGCCGGGGATGCGGGTGGCCCTCTCAAGCTCGCTACCTGGATCTCCCTGATTCTCGGTGTTGAAGTCGAACAGGACGTGGAGCCCGAGATTGTTCCAGGTGTGTTTCAGCATGTAGGAGCGCATTTCGCTGCGGTTCCCTGTCTTGAATACCGACTCTGGGATCACCGGGCGTCCTCGATAGAAGTCCTGCGGGTTCTGTCCGGTCGCGTACTGCCCCCATTGCCGCATGACGTCCACGTAGGGATTGAGGCTTCCGAGCCCGAACGGGAAGTTCTGATTGAAGGTGTGCCAGAAGTCTTGGAGAAAGTCTTCGCGATCGGTGAGGGTCTTCCAGAAGATCGCGCCCAATGCCTGCGAGATGTGGTCCTCAGGGAACCTCAGATAGACGGCCTTGCCGTCTTTGGTGAGCCCGAGCGGAACAATCTGGTAATTCGCCTTGTCGTGGTCCGGGATGCGATCGAATACCGCCTTGAGTCCAGGGCCGAGCAACCCGGCAGCCCCAAAACCGAGCATCATCTTGGGGAACAGGGTGTACCAGAAGATCTTCTGCGCGTAGACAGCCGGATCTTTATCGGCGGCCTCTGTGGACGTCCGTATGTCCTGCGCGGCCACGTTCGAGAACAGCCATACCGAGTTGTAGACCTTCTTGGCATCACCCCCGGCCATAATGTCCGGCGTCCCCACTGAACGCCTCGTCAAGCTCGCAATCTCCGGCATGGTGAGGCCGAGCTCGTGGCGGTGTTCCTTGAGGTAGCGATACCCGGCAATCTTCACCACGCGCTCCGTGAGCTGGCCTGGATCGGACAGGAGGCGCGAAATGCGGTTGAGGGTGTTGTGGACCACGTTCTCGTGATCCTGTGGCTTGAGCCCGTACCGCTCGAGCAGGAGCCTCGACGCCTCCTCCTCTGTAATGTCGCCAGCTTTCCAGAACCGGAGGCCGGTCTGAATCAGAGCTCGATTCTTGAGCATCTCCCTCACAATCGGAGTGCGTGTGTCGCGGTAGACGTCCTTCCATGCGTCAGGAAGCGCCCGCCAGAGCTCGTAGGTGACCTGAGCCACCGGAGTGAGCGGATCGACCATGCGGATCTTCTTGCCGCCTGGGAGCGGGACCTCGACGATTTTCCCGACCGGGAGCTTTTTCAGGAAGGCTTTCGTGTCGCGCTGAATGTTCCAGATCGGCCAGAACGGGTTGTGGTCAACCATGACCGCACGTAGAGCTCGTGTCGCCAACGCCCACTGACGGTGGAGCTGGCCGGACCCCTTCGGCGATTTCAGCCCTTTTGCAAAGTCCTTCGGGATGTACGCTCCCATCATCGTGCCGTGAGACAGCCACCGGACGAGCTCGTACTCCGCCCCGTCCACACCCCTTGCGTCCTGCGCCTGGAGATAATGCTTTCGGCCTCGAGCTCCACGCTTGAACTGACCGTCAATCACCTTCTCCGGGAAGAACTCACGGAGCCAAGCGATCGCCTCGCTCACCGCCTGGTTGCGGTGGGCCATGCGAAGCATCGCCACGTCCTTGAGCACCGTTTCCACGAGCGGGTTCCCAATTTCCTTGAGCGTCCCGACCTGCGGGTATACCCACCCGTCCGGCAGATCCTCGAGAAAGTCGATGACCTGATAGGTCGAATAACCGTGTACGGAGTCCCGCATGTGTTTCAAAAGCGAAGGCTTCAACATCTTCGCTTCCTCAACCATGTTGAATAGCTGGTGCCTCATGCCGGCGAAGCCCTCGAGGGCCTGCATGATGACTTCCTGGTCCTCGACTGAGAACCGCTGTTTCAGCTTGTCGAGGGTCCGCTGCGCGTACTCACCACTCAGGCCGAGGGGGTTCGCCTTGCTCGCACGGCCGCCGAGCTCCTCGTCAACGGCAGCTCGTTTCAACCCGAGCCAGCCGCCGAGCTCGACGTCCGACATGATCTGGCGCACCGGGCCGAGCACCTCTGCGGTCCATAGGTCGAGGTACCAGGCGATGGCGCTGTTGTGGTAGAGCATCTCCTCCAGCTTGAACAGCGGGTCCTTGGCTGGATCGTATTTCCTGGCCTTTTTCAGCGCCCTCCGGGCGTTGTACCAACTCTGTTTCGACTCGAGCATTGTGTGGAGGATCGACTGCGCCAAATTGAGGCCCTCACGCCGTTTCGTGAGCTCCTGCATGCGCTTTTCCTCGCCCTTTGCCACCATCTCGAGGTATCGCTGAAGTCGGTGATCGTCGAGCATGTCCCTGTCACTGGCAAGCTGCTGGAGATCCTGCCACGTCGCCTGAAACTCCGGTTTCGCGTCCATCCACCCGAGAAGCATGTCGTAGGTGGTCGGAGCCCTCTGCTTCACCAGGGCCGGGTCATTCAGGAAGGCCGAAATGACGTCCGCGTAGACCTCTTTGCCGTTCTTCCGGTACTTGAGGTAGGAGGCCGAGGGGTTGTCGCCGAGGGGTCGCCATTCTACCGAGAGGCCCCACGTCTCGTTCCAGATCTCCTCTTTGGTGACCAGGTCGCGCTTTTTCAGCTCCTCGTACAAGAGCTCGCGGAACCGCTGTTCCGGGTTGGTGAACTTGACGCGCTTCACCTTGATCTTCTTGCCGGTGTACTCGCGCACCGTTTTCCCGAACCGCTTGAGCTCGTCCGGCACCATGCCCTTCATGGCCTGTTGGATGATCGCCTTCTTCTGGGCGGTGTTGAGGCCCTTGATGAACGTGTGAAGCTCCTCCGGGGCCGTGGGGGTGTACATCTGCCAGATCGAAAGAATGTCTTCCGGCGTGACGCCGATCGTCTTTTCGATGAACTCCTCGATTTCCTCCTCGTACTCGATCCGCGTTTCCTTCTTGGCCTGTTTCCGCAGCCGATCGCGGTCTTGTTTCGAGATGAAGTCCACCGGCTCCGTGGGAAGCCTGGAGATTGTGTGTTTCAGGTACTTCACGAGCCCTGCAATGCGCCCAAGGATGTTCCCACGGCTCAGGGTGCCTTCCGGCAGGAAGTCGATCCAGTGGCCGATCTCGTGCGCCAGCGTGGATGCTGCCTGATGCGGATCGCGGAAGATCGCCGCCTGGAGCTGGATCTCGCCGGAGCGCCGATCGCCCTTCTTGTGCTGGAACATGCCTCGCACGAACGGGTTCCGCGCCACCAGGCGCTTGACCTTCGGGAACTTGCCCTTGCCGAGCGCAACCGCGAGCTCAACGAGCTCGGGGAAGGCCAGCGAGAAGACGTCCCGCTCATGTGTCTTCCGGCCCTCCGGGATGACGCCAGCGATCTCCGGGCTCGGGTCTTCGCCGGAGCCCTTCACGTCTCGTTCCCCGGTCCTGGCCGCCGCATAGTCTCCGAGGGAGGCGTTGTTAGCTCCCCCGGTGGGCTGCGTCGGTGGGCTGTCCAGGCCCTTGACCACGAGCTCCCCGTCTTCAACGGGGTACCACATTGCGATCCCGGCGAGCTCGTCGTTCTTGAAGAACGCCACCATGCTCTTGTTGTCAGCGTTCTTGTCGTAGCGGACCTCGTCGAACTCAATCGCCTCTTTCATGAACTCGTGAGTGTCCAGGCGCAGGGTCCGATCAGGGATGATCTCGCCTTTCTCGTCCACGAACACCGCGTAGCCCACCGACTCAGGAACGAACGTGTTCTTCTCGCCGATCGAGCCGTAAATCTCACGGTGCGTGGTGTAGATCTGGTAGCCGAGGAACTCTGCCTTGTCGGTGAACTTCCGGGCCTGGTCCACGATTCTTTTGGCATCCGGCTTTTTCGAGACGTCTTCCTTGATTTTCTTGACGTGCTTGCCTGCCGGAGTGTTGAGCAGCGCATCTTGCGAGATCCAGAACTCGCCGTTCGTCCAATCCCCCTGTTCCGTCTTGTAAGACGTCTTCCGTTCGGGGAATGCCGCTGTTTTCGAGTAGTGCATCTTCGCACCGAGCGCAGGAACCGAGAATTTCTTCGGCTTCACCCTCGTGGAGTTAATCGTCGAGCTCGTCATTTTCGCCGGCTTGTGATCTTTCAGCGAGAACATGGGGTGTTTCGAGGGCTTTTTGCCGGTCATGGTGTAGATGAAGTCCGCGACACCCTTCGGGTTTAGATAGAAGGTGCCATCTTCCGGGACGGCCATTTTCACGATGATCGGCTCATCTTGTGGAACAATTTCTTTCTTCTTCAAGCGGTCGAAATAGGCATCCTCGAGCTCCTGGTTCCAGACCTTGGGCAAATTCTCCTTGATCCACTTTTCCTGAGTTGCCGAAAACCCTCGAGCTGTGGGGTTGACCTTGGAACCCTTCGTCCCCACAACGCTCCTCGCATCGCCCGTGACCTCGATGACCTTCGGGCCTTGCGTTGCGGCAGGGCCAGTCTCCATCGTCTTGATCTCGTCAAGCGTGAGTCGATCGCCCTTTTCAGCCTGCGCCCAGATTTCGTTGGCAAGGCTCGTTGCGCTCTCGAGCTTGAACGGAACGGACGTAATCACGAATGGGCGGACGTCCGGGCGTTTCAACACCACGGCCCATTTGCTCAACCCGCCATGCTGCGCCTTCGAGTAGTCCGGGTGCTGGCGTATGAGCATCCTCTCGCCGGCCCATTCAATCCATCTGTCCCTGGCGCGGTACTTGAGCTTCTTGACTGCGTCCTCGCGTGAGCCGGGGAAGGCAACATCTTCCTTCTCTTTCGGCTTCGGTGTAACGACCTCCTCGACGGGGGGCTCGGGAATCTCTTTTCCGGCTCCGCCGTAATGCTTGTCGATCTGTTCGCGAACGCGAGTTTTCATGTCCCACACGGCCCAAGCTCGGGCCTCCTGCTCAGACGTGAACTTCCCGTTGCGCCCACCACGTATCGTGTCGAGATTGTTCCCCGCCTCCGGGGTGTACCAATCGCGCTCGACGGTCCAGTAGTTGTCGGACTGTGGGTCCTGAAGCACCTCATAGGCGAAATGCGGAGGATCCTCGAGATCTACAGGCCACACCGCATGTTTCATGTCACCGTAGCCCTTGTCGGAGATCCGGTCGAGCTCGATCTGGAGCCGTTCCATCAGGCTTCGATAGGTCTTTGCGCGACTGGCTTTGGTGGGAGCCGCTTTTCCTGGTGCCTCGGCCTGCCCTGTGTAGGTGAAACGCGCACGTAGTTGCTTTTCCGTGAACGAGTGCTTGTGGTTGTCATCGAACAGGAGTTGGTAGTTGATGATCCCCTTCTTGTTGGGTGTGGCTTTGAGAATCTGCACTCCCATGCCGTCGCGGTTGCGCTTCCACTTCGCGCCGATCTGGAGTTGGTCCTCGCGCTCGGCTTTCGGGACCTCACCAAGAGTGAAAACGGGCATCATCCCGCTTTCTTGCTGCATGGTGATCTCGTTGTCCCGAACCATGTTCTCTAGGAGTTCGGAGTACGGCTTCTTGGCCGTCATCGGTTCCTCGAGGCCGCGAATGATCTCGTTGATCGCCAGAGGGCCGTCCGCTTGTTCGAGCAGAGTGATGATGTCTTCTTTCGCCCGCTGCCGAAAACCGCTGTCCGTGTCTTGGATCTCTTTGACGAGCTGGTCGATCGTAAGGCCCTTTGCCCAATCGGAAACAACGGCGTCTTGCGGCACGACGTCCCCGCCGTACCACTCGCGGAGCTCGGCGGCCATCTTTTCGGGATCGCGCAGAGCTCCAAGGTAGGTCGGGTCCTCCTGTGGCTTGCGCCCGCGCTTTTTGTAGGGCAGCTCGCCTTTTACTTCTTTCGGGGTCGGGGCTTCGGCCGGGGCCGCTTCTTGCCCTTTTTGCAAGGCATCTGGACCTCCCTTCTGTTCCGGTGGGGCTGCGCTCTTTTCGCGCATGTCGTCTCGAATCCAGCGCAGCGCAGCATCTCGATTCCCGAACTTTTTTTCGCCATCGTCACGGAAGAACTCCCGGTTCCCATTCATGACGCGCTCGACGGTGTATTGGTAATCACCTTCTCGCACGATCTTGTAGGACAGCTTCGGCCCGCCTGGGAGATTGAAGTACGCGAAACCGCGTTCCTTGAGGCGCTTGAGCGTCTGGGTCATGGCCTCGGAGATTTCCTCGTCCCCTGGCCGCTGCGGCGTCGGCACGGCGGCCTCTACGGCGGCCTCCGCCTCGCCCGGTTCTCTCGGGGTGTCGAGGAACTTGGCGAAGTTCCGAGCATCTTCCTCGATCGGCAACGGCTCGGTGAGCACCGATTTCCCGTCCTTGTCGAGCACGAGCCACCCACCCTCTGGGTGTTCCTCGACCGTGTGGGGGCCTCTGGGCGCTTCCTCAACACCCTCCGAAACCTTTTTCAGTCGATAGCCAAGCTGACCGGCTCGCTCGAGCTGCTCGACGCGGCCCGCATCACGAAGGGCGTACACGGCCTCCTCGACCTGGTCGAGCGGCTGCTCCCTCAACCGCGCAGCGGCGATGATCTCCTCCGCCGTCCACACCTTGTCTTCACCGGCAAGGATGCTCATCACAGTCTCTTTTGCGGCCTCGAGTGGGCCTGCCTTTTCCTTCGGTGGGAGCTCGGGGACGTCCTCCGGCTTCACCTGGCGCTCGAGGGAACGCCTGACTGTGAACAACTCAAGCTGCGCTTCCTCGATCTGGTCTTTGGGGACTCCCATCATCTCGGCGGCCTGGAAGTCCGAAATCATGTTGGAAGCCCACATCGACAACGTGCGGTTGTCCTGTTTCAGCCAGTCCGGCGCTCGCCGCATCAAGTCGATCTGGTAGCCCTCTGGAGCCTCGGGCCTTGCAGCACGTCTACGGTTCTCAAATTCGGGCGCAGGACGGCTCGGAGCCTCTGGGGGTACCTGGGGGGCACCCCCGGCCCCCGGCGGCTGTTCTGGCGGCCTGGAGGGCGCTGGTGGGGCTTCTGCGGGCGGTTCTGTGTCCGGTGGTAGACGGAGATCCGTCTTTTCCGCCCTCTGAATCGTCTTTTCGCCCTTTTTCCACGCCTTCTCGATCTGTTTCACCCTTGCAAGGTCACCCGCCTCCACCGCCGCGTTGAGCTCACCCATCATCTGCGTTCGGTACTCGACCTCCGCTCGAGTCGCGTTCTTCCCCGCGAAATCGGGGTGCATCTCTCGAGCCAGCTTCTTGCCTCGAGCTGCAAGGCGACGAGCTGCCGCCTCGTTGAAGCCTTTGACCATGAGGAACCGCACGACGTCATCGACTGCCGCATGGGCCAGTCCGAGCGCAGCAACACTCGCCGCCCCGCCGCCGATGTTGAGGATTGCGCTTTCCGGGGTTGCCTCACCTTGCGTGATCTCTTTTGCCGTTTCGAGGGCTCCAGCGCCAGCACCGAACCGGCCTCCTGCCGCTGTCCGCTCGAGGAGAGTCGGGAGGGCTCCAGCGCCGCGCTTCATGGCGGCCACTTCTCCAGCACCAGGCCCAAAAGCACCTGTTGGGCCGAGCATCATCCACGGGGCCAGAGCTCCCATGAACGCGCCGAGCTCGGATTCGGCCGCGTGCTCGCCGAACTGTTCCGCTTGTGCGCCGAGGGCCTCCGCTCCTGCCTGGATCGGGTCATGACCAGGAATCACAGCTCCGAGAGCCTGTGCGGGAAGATTCGCAACATCTAGGAACGTCTCGCCGGCACCGCCGTAGGCTCCCTCAATGAACTCTGCCGGGGTTGGGTCGTTCTCTGCCATCCAACGCGCAGCTGCCGCAGGGGCTCCGGTGAGCTTCTCGAAATACTCGCCGGGAGCCATCGTCGGCGGCTGTTCACGCTCCTGGACGGCCATCGCCGGGGGTTGGGCCGGGGGGGTGGCCTCAACCCAATCGGCAGGCGGCGCAGCAAGCGCCTGTTGGACGGCCCGATCTATCACATGATCCGGGGTCTCGTCCGGGAAATGGAGCCTGCGGCCGTCCGGGAGGTGGGCTGTTCTCATTGGATGCGGTTCCCCTGTGCGTCGTAGTACAGGTCATTCCCTCCACCGCCTGCGCCCGTTGGCGCATGGCTCGGTACCGTCTGGCCGCTGCCCGGAGCACCAGGCGGAACGGAGGTTGGGTCGAGAATGGCCGGGTTCGCGATCGTCGCTTGCCCCTCTTGCTGGAGATAGAGCCGGTCCAGCTTGCGTTGAGCAAGGCGCAACTGATCCTGGAGGATGCTCGCCTCATTTTGGAGCTTGATTGACAGAGCCGCCGACTCTGGATCGCCGCCACCCTTTGAAATGACAATCGCCAAGTTGCGTTGCTTCGCACGGTTTTGGTCGAGCTGGCTTTCCAGCCTTTTCTTGTTGACCCTCGCCTCGAGCACATCATCGGAATCTGCCGCTGGCGTTGCGGGGTTCTTGATCTGGTGGAGACGCTCCTGCCACTCAATGTATGAGTTCTGATAGGCCGGATCCTCGATGTACTGCATCTCGTCGCCTTTGGTGCGAGCCCAAATCCCCGGAACCTTGGTTTCCTTGAAGTCCTTGAGCGCCTCTTGCACCGACTGCGGGCCTGCCGCGTAAACCTGCCCGGTGCCGTACTGCGTCGGGACCGGAAACTGGCCCTTCGGAAGCCCAGATGAGTAGGCAGAGATCTCCTCGGGGCTCATGAACTCCGGCTCCTCCTGGTCGCGCTCCTCGAAGTATTCCTGGAACGCCTTCGTGCTTTTGTAGGGGTCATGGCGGGCCATGATCCGCAAGAGCTGCGCGTCCGTGCTGGTGTCCTCGCCGAGAAGGCCGGTGAGCTCCTCTGCATCAGCTCGGCGCTTCGCCTCGAGGCGCTGGCGCTCGAGGGCCTCCTCCTCTCTGCGCTGATCCTCACGGCGTCCACGCTGGAGGGCCTCCCTCACGGACAGGCTGGTGCGAATGCCGCTCCCCAAGTACGGGTTGAGTCCGGCGACGAACCCAAGGCTCGGGAACAGCCAGTCTTGTGTTGCCATGAGTTACCCCCTCAGAGCTGATGCAACGGTTTGCCTTTGCGGTGGTGCGGCGAAACCCATCGGCTGCCCGAACATGGAGTAGTTCTGCGGCTTGCGCTGGCGCGGTGCGGTTCCAACACCGGGCGTCGGCATTGGGCGGACCTGTGGCGCGAGCGTTGGGCCAGCCTGCGGCGCTTGGGCCGACAGCGTCGGACCCTGTGGCCGACCGATCATCGGCATGTTCCCCCACTTGGCGAGAATGTCGGCCCACGGGTTGCCGCCTGGTCCCATCGGGCGCGGTCCAGCACTTCCGTATGGCCCTATCGGGCGCGGCCCGAACGGGGTTGAGCCTCGAGGCCCGAGCGTTGCACCCACGGAACCGGGCTTGAAACGCGGCCTGGTGTTATCCCACTCGGGGCCGGTCTGACGCTGTGGCCTGAAATACTCGTATTTCTCATACGGGGTGAGCCGGTTGTACTTGTCCGAGAGTCCACCGCGACCGCCAGGAATCATCGGCATGGGTCCACGCGACGGCATCGGACGGCTGCGATCCATCACGGCCCGTTCTTGTGGCGGCGATTCGTTTGCCTTCCGGTAAATGTCCGCGTTGGCACCGTACCTTTCGGTGAAAAAGTCGTTCGCCGGCTGCGGAACAGCGCGATCCATTGGAGCGCGATCCATCATGCGCGGACGCCCTCGATCCGACATGGCCGCGAGCTGTGGAAGCATCTGAAAGAAGTTTCCCATCTTGTCCCCCCTATCGCCGCGCCATCTGGCGCAGCATGAATTTCACCGACACCGGGTCGATCTGTGTGAATCTTCCACCGCCCGGAAGGGCTGGTGGTCGCGGAGCTCTCGGCATCATCTGTTGAACAGCGCCGCCGATTTCCGCTCCCATACCGATTTTCTCGAGGGCTCCAGGCCCCTCTTGGCCGCCACTCGGCAGACCAGAAGGGTTCTCGAGCGCGGAGTAGTCGTCTTTCAGCTGGTCCCCGAAAACGCTCTTGGTTGGGGCCATGCCCTCTTTGATCGCGTCCTGGTACCTCGAGCTGCCCGGACGGAGCACGTCACCCACCTTCGGCGGCCCAAAGGGGCTCGACATGGGCGAGAAGGGGTCCTGTGGCCCTGGAGGGTTCGACATGGGCGCGAACATCTGGGCGCTCACCGGGTTCTCTGCCATCGGCATCCCGCCGATCATTCCCGTCTGGGGCAGGTCTGGAGCACCGGGCTTCCCGGCATTCTTCATGTCGGAAATGGCCTTGATCATCATCATGATTGTCATCGGGTCCATTGTTTCCTCCTACCCGAACAGTCCGGGCTTGTCGCTGGTGGCCTTGGAGCCGAAGGTACTCGGGATCATCCCGAACGGCCCGCCGAGCGCCTGCTCGAATGCGGCTGCCTTCCTGAGCCACTCGTTGTAGTCGGCGTCGGACTGCTCCTGCCGAATGCCGCGCATCGTTCCGCCAACGTCCATGAGGTTGCGGATCTGGTCGAGCATCCGCTGTTGCTCACGGTCGCCCAGGCCGAGCGCAAGATCGCTCAGACGTTCCGTTCCGCCGCGCAACCGGCCGCCGATCTCTCCGAGCGCCCCAAGAGCCTCAGAGCGAGCTCCGCGCTTTCTTCCGCCGAGGTCGAAGAACCGATTGGCCTGTTCACTCAGGGCATCTCCGACTCGGACGTTTCGGCGCTCCATCGCGTTTGCCACGTCGGTAGCCACCGGCAAGGCCCGCTGGTTGAAGGCGAGCCCCATAGCTGCGGGGAGGGCTCCGCTCGTCCCGAGGCCGGAGAGGGCGGCCATGTTGGCGAGCATCGGGGCCGTGGAGCTCGTGAACGCCTCCTCCATTGCCTTGTAGCGCGGATCTTCTTGAATGCCGCCGTAGTCGAGCCCCTGGAGGTGACTAACCTTGTTCCCCCCGAGCTCGATACTGCGTCCCTCCTCGCCCATCGTGCGGCCCCAATCGAGGGCGAGATCCTGCATGGCCTGCTCTTGCCAGTTCGTGTTGTCGAGGCGGCCAGCCTGGTTCCAGGCCATGTCGTACATGCCCGGAGCTGCGCCGGATCGGACAACCGTATCTGCGGCCATCTCCTCCCACGGTGCGGGGCCGTAGACGTGTCTGCCGGCGTCACCCCAGAAGCCTTCCTCTGGAGCCTCGAATCCGCCAGCGCCACCGGCCCGAGACGTCCAATCGGTCCACCCCTGTTGCGGGTCCATCTGCCACCAGGGCAAATCAGGCTGCATGCGGCCACTTGGGTCTCTGGGCGGTGGGTAGCCCCCGCCACCGCCTCCCGTGGTGCTGTAGGCCCCACCACCGGGGAGTTGCGTGGTGTCGGCGGGGTCCTTGGGGTTGCCCCCGCCACCTCCGCCACCTCCGCCACCTCCGCCTCCGCCACCGCCTCCACCTGGCGCACCTCCGCCAAAGAAGCCCGGAATCATCTGTTCCGCGCCTCCCTGTTGGAAGTATTGGTACATGTCGCCGGTTTGCTGGAGGACGGGCGCAATCGCCTCCCGAATCCACTCCGGGATCTGCACGGAGGTTTCGCTCGTCTGCTCCCCGCCGAAAAGAATGTCAAAAATACCGCCCATCAGTTGGTCCCTCCCGCCGTCTCGGGTTCTTGGATGACCGCATTGGTCTGTCTGGTCACGTCACGGTGCAGGAGCCGAGGCCCTACCTCGTAGCCGTGGCGTAAGAAAAGGCGCTGGCGAGCGTTATTCGCTACGCTCACCGAGCATTTCGTGATTCCAAGGGTCATCGCCCAAGAGTCCACCATGTCTTGGCATCGCTGAGTGGTTCTGGCCCACCCCTTGTCGTAGCCCTTGTCTTTCCCGAGCTGGTAGACGATGACGAAAGGTTCACCGAGCATCGTCTCGACTCCCGCGAGACAATGACCATGAGCGCGGCCCGTATCGTCCACGAGCATGATCCCGAGCATTTCCCTGCCGGTGCCTCGAGCAAAGGCCGCCTGGAATCGCTCCTTCGCTCTGGCCGTCCACTCCTCGTTGCGCCCGAATTCCTCTACGCGGTGCAGGAATTCAGGCATGAACAGCCAACAGGTGTCGATCTTCGGGTGCATGACAATTGGTGTGAGTGCCATCATGGACCTTTCACGTATTCCTCTTTGCTCCCGAGAGAGTCGATCTGGTGGTGGAAGTCGATCTCCATGAGTCCGGCATCATTGCCGTAATCATCCGTGCCTCCTACCCCCGTTGCGTCTCTGAACAACCTGCAAACAAGCATTGAAGACATGGTCTGGCCGCTGCCCGTAATAGTGCCGAGCTCAGTGAGATAGTGCTTGTCCTTCGTCATGTACTCGCCAGAGCCGTTCGTCTGCTCGTCACCGTAGATGATCGTGGTGTTACCGAACGTCCCGTTGATGCTTTGCCATGTGTACTCCAGGCCCCAACATACGTCGGTTGGGGTGAGGAGCGCATTCGTCTTTGGCACCCAATGCACATGGACTTCAATGTCCGAGCCCTCTTTCCATCGGTGCGGCATTTGGGCAACGAAGTAGACGCTTTCTTCGGACGTTGGGCTGAACCAATAAAGAAAGACCCCTGTGGAGCCCGAGCCGTTATCAAGCCACTTTGCAAACCCTGGACCGCCGATAGCCGGGACTCTCGTAGAAAGAACTGGAACGCGCAGGTCGTCCCACATCGTCGCGGTGCCTTCGAGGTAGAGGCCCTCTTTTGAAAGGCTGACCTGATTTGTGCCGTCTCCACCCTTGACCGTGCCAACTGAAATCTGCCGTGCTGTTCCAGCCGCCCAATTCGCCGTGAGCGCGATAGTCCCGTCTCTGAGGAGCACGTCCGCAATGTCCACGCCCGAGTCCTGAGCGTCTCCGCTGGCGTCAAACGTCATGATGTGATCTTCGGTGCCGGGGGCGGGTGGCTTTGCGACGGCCCCGCAGTCAATCAGGTCTATCCACGCCGAGGTGTCGGGGTCGTCGAAGTAGGCGCAGCCGGTGTCGGCCTCGAGGAACAGAACGCCGGAGCCAGACGCGGAAGGCTTTTCCGAGGCGGTGCCGATGATGCACCGATACTGCCCGAGGATTTGAATCACCCTCGCCAACGTCGTTTGGTTGCGGTCGATCGCCTGTTGCATGGCGATGATGTAGCGCCCAAGCGGCGATTGGGAGTCCAACCCATGCGGCCAGCCGATCCGGCTTGGAGCTTCTACAGGGTGAAATAGGTCTTCTGACGCCATCAGCGGAAGCCTCTCATGCGGAATCGAGCAACCCCGCCGTTCCAGAAGAACCGGCGCGTAATGTCACCCTCCATCTGGTACCGGAAACGCATCCCTGAGATGCCGAACTCAGTCTTTCGCTCGTCGGTTTCCTTCGTGAGCGAGTCGCTGGCCTCGAACTCCTGCGCGGACGAGCCGATGCCGAAGATTGCACTGGAGCCCTCGTACTGCTCATCGTCAAGGGCCTTGGCCCGACAGGTAAATGTCTCGTTGCGCTCGAGCTGCGACATGACGTGGCGAATGTCGTGCAACGTCGCGTAGGTGCCGATCTCGGAAAGGTGGTGGTATCCGGGCCGCCACAGTGTTTCGATCGGGCGTCCGAGATCTGTGTAGTTGGTGGCGTTGTCCCACCGATGGCGCATCCAAATGTCTTCCTCCAGGCCGATGAGCGGGAATACCTCTGTGACGATGCTCGAGGCCCACGTCATGGACCCGGCTTCACGCCAGAGGATGTTCATCTCGTTCCAGCGCGGGCCAGCTGCCGCCAGAGTGACCAGGCCGCCGCAGGCGACGTTCCACGTTTCAGGCAGGATGACGTCCCACGCCGCGAGGGTGGCCGGATCAATGACAATCCCTCGATTCATAAGCCCCGATGTGGTCGGGTACCAGATCCACACCAGGCGCTTTTCGCGGTCGTACCAGGACACGACGTCCGACAGGCTGTCCAGGTCGGCGACTCCCTCGAGCGCGTAGCGCACATGCTTCCCAACGTCGTTGCAGTTCGTCCCGTCGTAGACGTACACCGCCGCGTCTTGGCCCAAGTACATGATCGAGCCATCCGGCAGGCTCGCGAGGCTGTGCGGCGATACAGGGCCTTGGATGCGGCTTTTGATGAGCTCAAAGCGGAACGGGACGGCCACCCCGCCGAACTCAACCTGCGCGATTCCGTGGTAGACCGCATCCGTCTTGAAAAGAACGAACTGAAGGCTTGAGATCTCCTGACCGGCGATGATCTCGCCGGGTGTGTCTCCGAGGAGCGTGTAGTTGAGCCCGTTCCAGCCGGAGTCGAACCCTCCGAGCGCCACGGGGTCCGAGGAATCCACCGCGTAGGGCTGGTCGTCGATGTTGGCGATGACAGCTCGTCCGGCCGCAACCAGAACGATTTTGGCCTTGCCAGGACTCCCGGCCACGTCTCGAATCGCCTCTCCTCCGGCCCCGTCACCGTTGACGGGATCGAGAACCTGGAGTTCATTCGCGGTATTCGCTCCGAGGAGGTAGTAGTGATCCGAAAGCCAGTATGGCCGGAACACCCACCGATCGCGGGTTGATCCGGGGGTGATCGTTGCGCCTGATCCAGCTGCCGGGTAGGAGCTGTTCTGTGCGATGTTGTCCCACGCGAAGGTCGTTTGGTTGAGCTTGCGCCATTCCGACTCTGTCGCGGAGACGAGCTCGTGCTCGCGGTCGTCCGAGGTGAACTCGACCATCGAATTCACCTTCTCCATCGACGCAAGATCGACTGATGGAGCTCGCCAGAGCCCCTCGGAGGTGGCAAACCACCATTGCGTCCCGTCATGGACTGCGCCGTAGATCGTGCCTGTGAACGGCGGCGCCGCGTACTGTGTCCAGGTGGTCCCGTCCGCCGAAACGTACATGAGGCGGCCCACGGCCACCACAGAAGGCGTTCCCGTTTCGTAGAAAAGTCGGGTGAAGTCTTCCGGGTTGCTGAAATTCAGGCTGGTGTCCGCGAAGGTTGCGCCAAGATCCGTCGTGCGTATCACCTTCGAGGTGGAGCCTGTGATCTCGAGCATGAGGCCGGCGTCCAGGTCCGGGTCCATGACGGCGTCAACGAAATTCTCGGTTCTCGCGCTTTCGAGCTTTTTGGTCCATGCGCTGGAGCCGAGCTTTGTCGCATCGCAAACAGAAATGCTCCAGGGAATGGCGAGAATTGATTCCGGCAGGTCGGCAGCGACGAAGTTCTCAACCCCTCCAGAGCTTGCAAACAGGCCGTACACTTTCCCGTTCTGGTTGTTGTTGAAATCAGTTTCAAGTTGCCACGTCGTACCGTTCGTCGAGTAGGCCATGTAGTACGGCGCGATTGGACCTGAAATTCCGGCTGTCGTCGAGGCCACCATAAGGATGTGGTTCCCGGTGGATTCGTCATAAGCGTACCCGATGTAGTAACCGAGCGAGGCGTAGAGGGAGCTCACGTCACACCGCAGCGTCCAGCTTCCCAAGGCCGGCCAGGTCGCGGGAGCCGAGTAGACGTCCCCGTTGTCCTGCACCACGATCCACAGTGAGTTGACTGTGTCGTAGGTGATTCGTTTCAGCGAACGGCCCGGAATGCCCCAATTCACGTAGGTCACTGTCGAGAATCCGTCGCTCGTGTAGCCGAGCTGCCGCCCGGTTGCGGAGATCCAAACGAAGTAGGTTCCAGCCGATTTGTAGGCTATGTCGAGTGCGGCGTCCTCGGTATAGGAGCGCCACCACCCCTCGGTTGGCTGCCATCCTTCGTACTGATGCGCGGGCCGTGGCCGCAGCGCCCGCTTTTCCACCAGGACGTTGACGCCCTCGGCGAGCATTTCCGGGTCCATGTTCATTGGATCGACGTCTTTGCGGACGCCGCCGTGTGGCACAGGGAGCGGAATTCGGGCGTTCTTGGTTGCCATTAGGTAATGTCCCCTAGCTTGAAGCACGAGAATGCGGCTTCCACATTGAGAGTTCCGCCACCGATAAGGTCGCTGAAAATCGCATCGCATGTTATGACTTGTGCGGCGGACAGAGGAGCGATCCATGAGCCGCTTTGCATTGGGGTGTAGGTGGTGTTCGTGTTGGTCATGAGTTGCCCCATAGGAACGGCTGCGGTGAACGGGGCCGGGATGTTGATAACCCCACCGAACAACGCATCATCCGAGCAGGCTCCAACTGACTTGATGTACGCCGAGAGCAAGTAAACGCCGTTTGATGGAATGGTGATGTTCGTCCCGGAGGACCAAAAGCTATCGGTGTCCCAATGCTCACCCCCCCAAGAAATAGCGGTGTATCCGGCTCCGCTGGTGATGGTTTGGCTAGATTTGTAGAGACTACACCCCACGCCGGAGCTGAGTTCCCATTGTCCGGTCGAAAGGTCCATCGCATTTTTTCGCGTACCCCACGACGGGGTTGTGTCGTAGTCCGGGGTTGCCGCTCCGTCCTCGTAGACCTCCAAATAGCCGTCGTTGACCACCAGGAGGGCTTGAGAGTTGTTGGTTGTGTCCAGGAGCCGGAGGCCCTGTTCCGTCTTCGGCGCACCGCCGATGCCGGGAGCCTGCGCGTGTGCGGCGGAGCCGAGAAGCCAGCCGTAGGAGTTGACAGCGAAAGGGGCTTTCTCGATCTCGGTCCCGAACGCTACGCCGTTGCCTCCCATGTCGATGAGCTCCCCGAGAGCCCGCTCGAGCGCCTGGAGGTGAGTCGGGCCGGTGGCAATCTGTTGCGAATCGACGATCCGGCTTTCCTCAATCGTGATCGGGTAAGTGTTTCCCATCGTTCCTCCTAAATGATCGAGATCTCACCAGGTTCCATTGAAAATGGTCTGGTGGAAGCCCCGATCGAGAAATGCCGCGTCGAGATCCGCTGCATCTCGGATTGCCAGCGTTCGCGGAACAAGCTCACGCGCTCGTCCTCGAGCAAGAAGACGCTCGCCTCCTCCGCTGCGCGGTAGAGCACCGCAAAGTCCGCGTAGGTGGTCCAGTTGTTGGTATCGGAATTGTTGGTCATCTCCCTCTGGCGGCCCCGGTACTTGACGTAGACGGTGTAGGCATCGTCCGGGGTTGGGCCGAGGTAGAGAGCTCGCTCAAAGTAGGCGAAGACTTTCGGTTCGCCTTCGTCTGACCCTGCCGGGTACTTTTCATGGAGCTGCTCGATCGTGAGCTCGTCGAGCTCCTGCTCCCCGTCTGAGCTGTCCAGGGTGTAGCAATGCAGGACCGTCTCGCAGATGAGCGCAGGGCTGGAGAACAGCGTCTCCAGGCCGTAGGACTGCGTCCCGTCAACGGTCGCGAATGTTGAGCTGTCCTGGTCCCACGGCGAGCTGTACTCGTCGCTGAGAGCCTGGATCGCGTAGTTGATGTGCTTTTTTCTCCAGGCAGTCGAATAGCGTTGCTCCCCGACTCTCAGTAGTTCGGCAAGAGCGGTCTGTAGCTCCAGAAAAGTCATGGGTTACTCCTCGTGCAAGGCGAGCACCGCCTCCATGAGCGTGTTCTTCGTCATGTCCATGTTGAGCTCCAGGCCGAAGCTCTTGCCGAGATCGCAGAGATCTTTCTTGTTCATCCGCATGATGGCCGATTTGTTCGGCAGATCCCTTGCCGCCTCCAACTCATCCTCATCGACGATGACTCTGACCAGGGCGTTCTTGAACGAATCGCTGGCTTCGATCTTGCCCTGTAGGGTGGCGTTGTCTGTCATGAACAGGCCATCCCGGAACGCGCAGATGCCGGCGATGACGAGCTCGGGGTACCTGGAACACGAATAGACCTTCTTTGACATGTTGCTCCTCCTGTTGATTTCCTAGTACCCGATGACCAGGTACTTCGCGCTCACCCCGGAAAGGTCCGTGGTGTCTGCGATCTGAGCCCCACCAGGCGCGTGACAGAGGATCTTGCTGTTCTCCGCGTCGAAAGTGGTGAAGTGGACCGTGTCGGCTCCGTCCGTGATGCCGAGCAAGGCGATGCCGGTGATCGCAGTTGGTAGGTCAAAGTTGGCCGCCGTGACGGCTTCTCCCCCGGTGGGGTACGAGGTGTCGAAGTCGATGGTGGCGATGCGGAATCGCCGCCCACCGACCATCCCGAGCCCGCCTTGGATCTCGATTGGGTCGTTGGTGATCGTGAGTGCCATGTTTTGTCCTCCGTGGAGGTAAAGGCCGGGGGGGCCGGAGCCCCCCTGGCCGGGGTTGATGTTTTGGCCTAGCTCGCCACGAACATGAACAGCATCGAAACGCCGCTCAGGTCGGTTGCGTTGTCGGACTCAAGTGCATCATCGAAGTTGGTGCAAATGAGCTTGCCGTTTTCCTTGTCGAAATGGGCACCGAGAGTGGCGTCCGCTCCATCCGTGACGGCGATCATCCACATGGCGTGGATGACATTGAAGTAGGCGTCAATGTCGGTGGCTGCGATCGCCTCGCCCCCCGTCGGGTACGAGTTGTCCCAATCAATCGTGACGAGTCCCTGGTACAGATGCGAACCATCCGCACCTTCGAGCTTGCCGTAGTGACCTTTGGTGACGGTGAGTGCCATGCTGTCACCTCCTCACGCCACGTAGGCGTTGAGACCGTACCAGTGTCCATGCACTTCCTCGAGCGCAAGCGACATGCCGATCTCGCCGATGTACTGGCCCTTCCGAGCGTCCTCGTCGGGCAGTTGGATGTTGTCCTCCCAATCAATGTCCCGACCGTTCATGACCACCATCTCGGCGTACTTCGTGTCGATGATGAACACGTCCTTGGTGTACGCCGCCGACTCGGTCATCAGCGGGTGCGGGACCAGGTTCAACGTGCCGAAGGGGCAGCGCCACTTGGTCACGTTGAGGCCGTAGGTTTGGTTGGCAGGCAGGTTGTTGAGCTCGTAGGTCAGCGCGGAGTTGCGGCTCGCCACCCGGTTCAGGATGTTGAGGGCGCGGTTTCCGCACAGAGCGAGCTTGTTCTTGGAGCCGTACTTGAACACCGCCTGGAGGCCGTCCTCGAGGGTGTCGAGATCGACGCCGCCCGAAAAGTCGGTCGCGTTGGTGGTGATCAGGCTCTTGAGGCCGGACGTGGTGCGAAGGGCTTCGCCGTCCGGGCCGGTGGTTTCGGCCTTGATGCCGTAGAGGAAGGCGTACTCCGCCTTGATCATGATCCGCTCCAGGGCTTCGCCCTTGAGCTGCGGCCACGGCTTCATGGGCCGGGTGTTGGTCTTCTCGGCGGTCTTCGTCACCTTCACCAGATCCTTGAAGATCTGCGTGTAGTTGGTGACCACCGTGGGGTTCCGCGACACGGCGGACGGCCCTCTCGAGCCCTCCTCGTAGGCCGAGCCAACCCACCGCATGATGGAGTTGTCGGCGATGACCGCGCCGTTGTTGGTCAGGCCCCAATAGCGATCCACGGAGACGGTGAGCCACGGAGACACCGGATCGTTGATGACCCGGACGATCTCGCCGGACGTCTCGTCCCGCAGAAGGTCGCCGGCTTTGAGGCCCTTGGCGGGCGTCGAGCCGGGAGCGTCGAAGGTGAGGGTGGTCGCGCTGATTGCGACCTCCCCGTTGATGGTGAATGCCATGTCCGGCAGCCGCCACTCGAAGATCTTGAACTCGGCGTCATCGACCGTGCGGGTCGGGAGCTTCGACAAGATGTAGGTGAACGGAGCCGGACTGTCGGGAAAGAGCTTGAAGGCCATCTGGCGATAGTTCTTTGGTCGCTCGTCAGGCGAGGACCAATCACCAGAGCCTCTCATTCCAAAGACAGCCATTTTCAGGTCCTTTCTTGGCGGACCTGGTCAACTGGCTACTCCAAGTCTTGAGACTCCAAGAATTCTTTTTCCATGCGCTCGAGCTCTCCCATTGGAGGTGAAGGTGCTCTCCCCCCGCGACCGCCTCCAATCGCTCCGGCAGCCATCCGTGCGGCTTCGTTGCCGCCGCTTGCTGTGGCTGTTCCCCGGTTGGCGGGATGGTATTTGCGGCCTGCGGGTGATCGCAGATAAGCGAAATACGCTTCCTCGATTGCCGCTGGCGTGAACTGCTCGAAGTCCATGTCCTTGTAGGGCAATGGGTTCTCGTCGGCAGTCAGCCACTCGACAAAATCAGCTCGGCCATTGTCATCCGCAAGCGGCTCGTAGAGCTCGCCCTTGGAAACCAGCACTTCCACGTTCGCGCCGAAGGTGTCCTGAGACGCCGAGCGCGTGTGGTCCATGTGTCGTCCGCCGATCCAGCGCACCACGTTCTGCAACGTGCTCATCATGAAGTTGTTGAGCTGGCCTTGCGTCCGTGCCTGGAAAGCGTAGTTCGACGCGAAGCGCGGGTAGAGCTCGACCAGGTCTTCTTCGACCCCTCCCATTTCGGCGAATTTCTTCGCCGCAGGGAGCATCTCGGCTTCGAGCTTTTGCGCCCATGCCTCTACGTTCTCCGGCGTCAGTTCTGGTTGACCTTCGGGCGTCGGCTGTGGAGCCGGTTGCGAGAAGGACTCTAGCTGCTGTTCGAGTGCGCGATTCCGCTCCAGCGCCTCTTGATAGAGCTTTTGCGCGTGGAGATCTTGGTGTTCCCGAGTCAGGATCTTTTCCAGGTGACCAGATTCCAAAAGTTCTTGTTTCGTGACCTTCTTCCCTGCAAGATCCCCATACATTTTTTGGTCATTGGGGACGGTGACCATTTCAGAGAGGACCGATGCAGGCTCTCCGAGCAAAGGCTCCGGTTCCGGCTCGCCCACTCGGGGTTCCGGTTCCGGCTCCGGCTCTGGAGTCGGCTCTGGCTCTGGTTCCGGGCTCGGGGTCGGTTCGGGTTCTGGGGTCGGCTCCGGTGCCGGCTCTGGTTCCGGCTCCGGTGGGGCCGTTTCGTTGTACCCCGCCTCGAACTCCTCGAGCTCTTTCTCTTTCTCAGGCATGATGTTCCCTTCTGGCTCCCGTGACGAGCTCAGGTCGGCCAATCAGCGGTGACGCCCTCAACCAGCTCATCCGGGTTGTAGGGCGGCTCGTCGCCGTCTAGTTCTTGGATTTCGTTGCGGACCTTCAATTTCTCTCGATACTCCTTGATGAATAAAACCTCCTTGAAAAATGAATCGAGATTGCTCTTGAGCGTGGCGATGACGAACACCGCCTCGTGCGGTGGAGCACTTTGCTCGAACGCCAGCACGGGAACAAAGAACTGCGCCAGCTCCTCCCATGCCTCGAGCACCTGTTCCGGGTCCTCGAGCTTGCGCTTGCAGCGTTCGTAGAGCGGACGATGCTCCGTGAGCCACTGTTGGGTACGGATTTCTCTCTCAGACGGCACCGGGCACCCCCCCTCCCATCGGAACCACGTTCCCGGCCTGGACTCCCTGTTGGAGCTGCTCGTCGCCCATGACCTGCATTGGCGGCGGCGGGACCTGTTCGTAGAAGTCGTCGAGGTAGTTCACGCCGGAGATCTTGAGGTACTCGTTGAAGACCTTGTGCATGTTGATCTGTTTGCCGTCCGCACGGGGCTGTATGAGGTGCGGAGACGTCGCGAGGATCTGGAGGAGGCTCCCCCATAGCTGTGCGTTGCGGGCGGGGTCTGCGGCCAGCGTAGGGGTCTTTGTGACGTAGTCGTAGCGCCCGTAGAGATCATCGGGCCGGATCGAGATCTCGTCGATGCGGAGCTCCTCGGCGAGACGGCCGGTGATCCGGTACGCCTGCTCGAGCGAAGTGAACTGTTGCCGGTTGATGACGTTCCGTTCGGTCGTCGGTTTGACGAGCTGCGCGTCGATGAGCTGCGCGGTGGTGCCGATCCGCATCGTCGCCGAGCTCGTGACGTTCTCGATCTCGCCTAAGGTGCGTTTTGTGGGGAGCGGCATACCCTGGACGGTGTCCGGGGTCGCGCTCATGCGCTGGACCTGGTTGATGATGGCCTGGGCGGTGTTGATGTGCGTCCCGGTTATGTCGGTGATCGCGAATTGCCCGTACATCTGTTCGATCCCCATGATCCCGCGCTTGTGGAGCAAGCGGCCTTCGTTGGTGAGGCGAATGTGCCGCGCAGGGCCGGGGTTGAGAATGTCGGCTTCCTCGAGGAGATCTTGGTTGTAGATGACCTGGTCGTTGACGGTCTTCCGCACGTTCGCGATGTGCGAGGTGATCAGCCACGTCACCAAGTCCTGTGATCCGATAAGCATTTGGCCCATTCCGGGGACGAACGGGCTGTGAATGTCAGGGTCGCCCTGGGCGATGGAGTAGGAGAAGTCGTTGTGGTCGTTGACGATGGGGTGGGCGCGGATGATGACGTTCTCCTCCGCCACGGAGAATGCCCAGATCTGTTCATGAACCACATCTGACAGCCCCCATTCCTTCGGGATGATCTTGACCTGGAGGTGTTGCACCTCGAGATCCGGGTAGCGGTTGTGGAGCCGGACCTCGTCGTAGTCGCCCTCCATCCACCGGCCTTCCGAGCGGTCTTTGCGGTTGTGAACGCGGGCCACCTTCCGGGCCGCCGCGCAGTTGAAGTAGGGGCCGCGCTCGTCTTTGAGCTTGCGCTTGTAGAGCTCGAGCCAGTTAATGACCTCCCAATGCCCGATTC